GCGGTGTGCCAGGCGCCGTGGTCGCCTGGGCGGGCGAGGGGCCGGCGGCCTGGGCTGGCGGCTTGCCGATGCCGTAGAAGCCGGTGATGCCGAGGCCCTTGGCGCCGTTCCATGCTCCCCAGCCATCCCTGGCGGCACGCTGCATGGCGTAATTGATCGTGGCGTCTTCGTTGGCCGGATCGAGCGGGTTAAGGCCGGTTGCTTTCTGAAAGTCGTTCCCCATACCGCCGCCGGTATAGAGCTGAAACGAACCGCCCGATTTGCCGCCATCGGCAACCTTGCCGCCGATCGGCCCGTATCCGGTAGCGAGACCCTCGGAACCCGCGACCGCGACCGCGACATCGGGGTCGATGCCGTTGGCAATGGCCGCGGTCCGAATAACAGGGATCTTGCCACGCGGGTCTTTTCCGGCTGCCGGCAATTTGAGGGGACCGCCTGCGCCACCAGGCGCGCCGCCTGCGCCACCAGGCGCGCCGCCTGCGCCGCCCCCGCCGGTCAGCTCGCCGACGAATGCTTGGTTGAGCAGCGACATCTGCTGCGCCGCCTGCATCGCGGCACGCTGGTATTCGACCTGGGTCTGGGCCTGCAGGGCCTGGGCCGCCTGCAGGCGCGAGGCCTGCATCTGGTCCTCGGCCTCGAAACCGGCCTCGCCAGCCCGGCCGAGCGCGCGCGCGAATCCGAGCAGGCCGCTCTTGTACGGCGTGACGGCATCCTGGCCCAGGGCTGCCGACCATGCCGCCAGGGCGCGCTGGCGGAATGCCTGCTGCGTCGCCGGATCGGCGAGGTTGCCCGAATACGCCGCGGCCGGGTTGTAGCCGCTCAAGAGGCCGCCCATGAAACCAGGCTGCTGCTGCGCCCCTGGGATCGGCGGCGGTATGCCGGGATCGGTGAGCAGGCCAGGCTGGTCAGGCATCAGTAGCCCCGCAATTGCTGCAGTGCCGTTGCCGGATTAAGGCTCGGCATACGGGCGAGGTAGGGATTCTTGTAGGCACCGTAGTTGATGCCGGCGCCCGAGAACGGCGGCGGCATGGGCATGGCCGAGGGCCGCTGTGTCGTCGTTGCGGCGCCGATGCCCTGCAGGGCTTTCTGCAGATCGGGGCTGCCGAGCGTGGCGCTGAGCTTGTCCCAGAGGCTCTGCTGCTTCTGGGCCTGGCCGGTGTAGTAGCCGAGGCCCTGTTGCGTCGCCACCTGGGCCGGCGTCAGGCCGGTATAGCCGGTCGGCTGCGTGTTCGGCACGCCGGTCGGCAGGCTCATATCCGCATTCGGGAACCAGCCCTGCTGCTGCAGCATCGTTTGCTGGTCCGGGGTCAAGGTCTGGCCGGTATAGCCGGCCGGCATGTCGAGCAGGCCCATCGCTTACCTCTGCAGCGCTTTCGGATAATCGACGTACTGGTAGCCGTCCGCATCGCGCAGGACGGCATCGGGGCGGATGCGCTCGACCTCGTCGGCCATGACGCCGATCGCGTAGTTGTTGGTGCCGGCGTAGCGGAACCAGTAGAGCGGCAGCCCGTTGTCGGCGGTGCCGATCCGCTTGATGTCGGTCTTGAACCGCCGGTCTGATCCGAAAAGGCCGGCCAGCGGGCCGCTGCCGCCAAAGAGGTTGGCGAACGACGCGATGCCGCCCAGGCCACTGCCGACGCTCTGCAGGATGTTCTGCTGGTTCGGGCTGGTGACGCTCTGGCTGCCGCCGGTCGGGCCGCCCAGGATCGCGCTGTAGTTTTGCAGCGGCTGCCAGATGCTGTTATAGGCAGCGCTCATCTGGCTCAGCGGGAAATCGGCGAACTGCGGCGCGTTCTGCACCAGATTGCCCAGTGTCAGTTGGCCGCTGTTGTTGAGCTGACCGGCGTTGTTGGCGATGGCGCCGCCGATCTGGTAGCCGGAATTACCGATCTGACCGGCGTTGCCGAGGCCCGACAATTGGGTGCTGATGCCGCTGAGGCCGAGGTTGCCGCCGGCACCGTAGGCGGTATTCGCGGCGCCGTAGCCGGTGCCGGCGAGGTTGTTCAGGTCGAGCGCTCCGCCCTGGATCAGATTGCCGCCCGTGGTGAAGCCCTGGTTGGTGATGTTGGCAGCGTTGTTGACGCCGGTCTGGCCGAGGCCGCCGGCCGCAGTGAGCGCGCCCGTGGTATTGGCAACGCCGGTATTGTAGGCGCCAGCGCCCGCGTTGCCGGCGCTGAGTGTTGTGCTCAGCCCCGTGTTGTAAGCATTGTTTACGATGTTGCCGACCGTGTTCTGCAGCGCCTGGCCGAGGTTGTAGCCGGCGATGTTCTGCTGGTTGCCCATGACGCCCGAGCCGTACCTGCCGGCCTGCTCGGCGCTGGAGCTGATCATCGGCGCCGTTGCCGTCATAAACGCATTGGTGATCGGCGTGGTCGCGGCGCTGATGACGTTGCCGAGCGCCGGGTTGGTATTGGGGTTGATGTACTGGCCCGAGGCCAGGCCCTGCAGGCCGCTCATAAACGGGTTGCCGCTGACCGCTCCAGCCGCATTCGTGTTGAGGCCGGCGATTTGCGGATTGGCGACGCTTGCCGCGCCGGGCGCATAGCCGCCGATCGCGCCCATCGCCTCGCCGCCCAGGCCTTGCATCTCGCTTGAGTAGCCGTAGCCGGTGCCCGGCAGACTCATCGCGCTGTTGCCGACGCCACTCAGCGCCGACTGCCAGGGCGCCACTGCGCCCGGTGCGGCACCGGACACATTGGTCATCAGATCCTGCATGTTGAAAGCGTTTTGCACCGCATTCGGCGCCAGGCCAGAGAGGTAGCCGGCCTGCGGGCTGGCGGCATAGTAGGGCGTGCCCTGGCCCGTCAGCATCGCGTTCTCTGCGATGCTGGCGAACGGCATAACATTGTAGCCGCCGTATTGAGGGGCGAGGAAATTGTTGGTGTCGGCCTGCGCCGTGTCGGCCAGTTGCGAAAGGTACGACATCCCGGCGGCGGGATAACCAGCGAGGCCCGCCAGGCCCTGGGCCTGCTGCCAGCCGCTCGTCAGGAACGGGAGCTGCGCCTGCGATACCGGATTGACCGTGGTGACGGTCGACGGCGAGGATTTGCTCATTCCTTGATCCTTCGCACCAGGGCGACGCCGCAGACGTCGAACCCGAAATGCGACCAGCCCTTGCGGTCCCAGCCGACGAGGTCGACGCAGCCGAGGGCCTCGGCCTGGGCGTCGAGCGCATCGAGGAGCTGCTGCCACCAGCGCTTGAGGCCGCTGCCGGCGATGAACGGCACCTCCAGCACGCGGCAGCGCGGGAATTGCCTGACCTCTGTCACCGCCGCTGCGACCAGGGCGCCGCGGTCGCGGATGACGAACATCGTCATGCGGCCGGCCATGACGAGCTGCAGGATGTCGATCGGCTCATAGCCGCGGACGCGATCGGTGGCGCGCTTCAGGCGCGGCTCGATGATCGGCCAGAGGCGCAGCAGCTCATCGAGCGGCGGCGCGCTGATGACAATATCCGGCAGCTCGCCGACCGGCGGCGGTGCCGAGACAAAATCCAGCATGGGCTAACCGATCAGGGTTGCGATGAACGTCGCGTCGGTGTTCGGACTGTTGGCGTGGTGGATCGTGCAGTTGCCCAGCCCATTGACGATGTAGATGCTCGGCAGCGCATTCGATGCGTGCCACGTCACCGGCACCAGATTGATCGAGGTGTAGGGACCGATCCGGCTATCGTTAAAGGTCGAGGTCGTCGCGTTCGGCGCCAGCGTCACCAGCATCGTGCAGCCGATGCCGCCGCGCAGGATGTTGTTGATCGCCTCGGCGAAGCGAACGACGGTGTTGCGCAGTTGCGTCGCGTCGGAGGGAACGGCCGGAATCTGCGGCGGCAGACCCAGGGTCGCCTGAGCCACCTAGCGGATGCCCTCGGGATTGGCGCTGAAATCGACGCCCTGGGCGTGGGTGAATTGCGCGCCGCCCGGCAGTGTCATCTGGAACCTGACATAACGGCCGGTGCAGCGCTGCGGACAATTGCCCAAAATGTTCTCGGGGACGCTGCCCTCGTACACAACCGAGTCGCGCACCTTTTCCCGGTGACCGACCCGGATCGATGCGGCCATGTTGGCATTGTGAACCGGCCGCACGCCCGTGATGCGAGAGCGGCGGTCGGGGAAGAACTGGCCCTCGGTGGTTTCGAGCGTCGCCGGCAGGCTCGGGCCGGTCGGCGTCACCTGGCTGTGGGTGTTGTCGAACCACGTCAGCATCGGATTGCCGTTCGTCCAGTACCGGCTGTCGAGCGAATACGGGAGCTGCTCTAGGTTGCCGAATGGATCGAGCTGATCGAGGTTGTAGCCGGCGGTCGAATACGCCAAGCCGCCGACCCATTCGACCGGCGTCGCGCTGACATCAATCGGCGTCCAGCGGCCCAGCTCCCAATTGTAGATGATCGCCTTGTTGAACAGGCCATGGTTGCCGCTGCCGTGGTAAAACCAGAAGATCAGCTTGCGCTGCGGATCGTAGGTGCCCTGGACGGCTCGGACATAGTTGATGTCGAGATCGGCATAAAAATACTTGTCAACCTTCTGCGC